AGCCTTATCTACCTCTGGAAGGCTCTTGGGTACGGCAGCACACTCAATGGTGAATCAAGGTGTTAATGCCGTGGGTTATGGATTGATCCAAGGAGCAACCGGTGTTGAAAACATATTGACATCATTACCCGGAGAAACCGGAGATCATCTCAGGAAGACTTTTGCGGATCAGGATCGTCAGGATGCTGTTCTTGATTCCTTTATAAATAAATCAACCAAAGATAAAAATGACCCATGGAATAGCTTTAAGAAATCCGATCATGAAAGAAAACTTCTCAATGATCCAGCTTACGCCTTGAAGCACAAGCTTCAGCAGGAGAATCAAAAAAAGCTTCCGCCAACAGCCTCCATAGACAACAAGCGTCAGCAGCGTGCCGCCGCCTACCAAGCCCCGATTAACGACGTTCTTGAACGATCCAACTTCCTTCAGAGATACGCCTGATAACTTTAGCCTGACTAAACACGCCCATGCCCTACTCCTCATCCGATTACGACACCGCCGTCTCGGCTTTCAACGTCCTGCCCGAGACGCTGGCGGTGGAGAACTTGATCAGTATGCGTCAACGCAACGAACAAGGTGGGTTGTCGATTGACAAGATGAAGCGCGACGCGGCCAATGAGGAGAAAGAATCCCAGCAGTTTGACGCGTTCGACGAGGAGTACAAGAAGATGGGGATTGCTCCTGACGACTACGAGGGCAACGCCAAGGCGCTCGCCCAGTTACAGATGCGCAATCCCGGCAACAAGCGCATCAAGGAGGCGGCTGACGCCCTTACCAATGCCTCGGAGTCCGTCTTCAAAGGACGTAAGTCGAAGATGGAGTCGGATGAGATGGATGAGTATGAGCTTCAAAAGCCAATGCTTCAGGAGACCGCCCGTCTTGGAATTAAGAACGCATTCTCCAAAGGCAAAATGCTAGAGAATGACCTGAAGATTTTACAAGAAGACGAAGATGCCAAGGTCACCGACAACTTTTCCACCGTCATTGGAAGCTTGAACGAGAAGTTCCCCGATCTGGCGCAGAAGGCGGCGGAGTGGGGAGAGCGCTACGGCAGCGACCCCGAGATGGCCCGCGAGGTCAGGGAGATGGGCAAGATGATGGGAGGTCTTGGCCGTTCAGCCTACCTTGAGGACGCCAACACCCATTCGATGAAGGTGTTGTCACCGTCGATCCGGTCCATCGAGAAGACCGGCGGTGTCAGTCTGAGCTTTGATCTTCCTCCCGATCAAATTGCTTCTGCCTATGAAAAGGCCAAGAATTTGTATGCTCCCGGTTCCAAGGAGGACGCCAATGCCGAAGCTGCCATCAAGGCCCACTCCACCCTCTACAACGCGATGCTGTCGCGCAAGACGTTGCAGGACAATCTCCAGCAGATCGTCAGCCGTCAGGACGATATCACCGACCCAACCGTGAAGAAAAACTTCAAGGTGGAGATGGCTGGCATCCGGATGAAGATGGGCGCGTTGGTAGGTCAGGTGGACAAGGACTACCGCGACCGCGAGTCACAAGAGAAGGCGATTGACCGCAACCGCGAGCTTGAAAAAGACCGCATCGGCGTCCTCAAGTCGATGGGTGAGATCAAGAACGCCACCGACCGTGTCGCCATTACCAAGGTGGCCGTGCGCCTCCGGGCGAAAGGCATGAAGCGGGAAGAGGCGCTCGACTTCATCAAGACCAACCATAAGGATAATGCCTTGCTCAAAAACATTAGGACTCTCGACGACGTGAAGGCGTTCGACAAGCAGTTCACTGATGCGTTCGACCTTGATGAAGAGGAAGACATCCTCGGTGACTAATTTCAAAAACACACATTAACAATGGAACTCAATTACGGATTCGACGGCTCCAGTTCATTTGAAGAGTTGGAGCCAGCGGCTCCGGTTCCTTATGACTTCACCAGCCCTGCGGGGATTGTCGGCGCGGACAAGTGGCGCAACGCGTCGGTGGAGGAGCGTGTCAAGGCGGCACCACGGGCGTTCGTTAAGATGACGGAAGCGTTGGAGCAGGACAAGACCCGGACGGTGAAGGGGGTGAACGCTGCTGGCGAGGAAGTGGACAAGCCATTGTTTGACGCCTCCGGCAACTACACCACGGATGGTCGCGACTATCTTGATCGCAGCCGGAGTTTCCTTGAAGTGGCTGCGCGTCACGAGACTGGCGGCACGGAGTTTGATCCGATTGAAGGCAAACTCGTTGAAGCTGAAGGGCTTTCAGGATTCCTCACCCAGAAGAGAGAGAAGCAGCCCGACCAGTTTAAGGACTATGACAAGGTGAAGGAACAGATTCAGGCGGTGGACATCGAGGGCAAGACTCCCGAGATGAGTTTCGACGCCTACGTCGACCACCACAACGAGGGTTTGAGCGCTGACTCACCGGCCCGGATGGACAAGGACAACGAGCGGATGCGCTCGGCCTTCGACCAGAGAAAGCAGATGGAGGAGTTTGATCCGGCAAAGATGGACCAGAACGCCTACATCTGGGACGTGGCTGGCAGGAAGATTCCCAACCTCAAGAAGCTTTCCGACATGCCGGGATTGCTTGCCGCGATTGATGAACAGGACATCTCCGCCGCCGACAAGAAGATGATGAAGATCAATCTTCGGGACTCGGTGAACAAGATGGACTCGCAGTTCATCACTGAGGCTGCTGATGCCGAGGCGTTCGCGTTTGACGCGAAGAAGGGCGGCGTTCTTGCGCCTGTCCTGAACTACGTCGGTGGTGAGGTGAAGGACTTGGTTGGCATGGACCGTCAGGACATCCACTCCAAGTTCCAAAGGCACATGGACGCGCCGGGAGGCGACATGTATTCGTTCATCGAGCAGAACCCGGAGCTTTTCGACAAGGACCAGTATGGGATGCTCGACAAGTTGAACAACGCGTTCTGGTCGGCCAACCGTTCGACGGGTGCCGGAGCTGCGTTGCTTGGAGCTTCTTTCTTTGGAGGTAACGACGCCATCACCCAATACGCGGCGGACTCGTCTCGCGTGGGTGACAATGCTTTCGAGGGCATGGGCGGCACGGAGCACTACAAGGTGCTTGGAATGGATTTCACCAACAAGGGGATTTATGACATGGCCGGACAGGTTGCGTCGATGATGACCACCTTTGGAGCTGGCGGACTGGTGAAGGGCGGGATCAAGGGGCTGACCATGGCTGGCGCGGCCCGTGGCGTGGCGGTTGCCGGGGCGAAAAGTGTCGGTGTTGTGGCAGGAGGAACAGCGGGTGGTTATCTTGGCTCCGAACTTGGTGAAGCCGTCGGTGGTGACACGGGCGAGATGGTTGGAGGAATTGTAGGTGGTGTCATCGGCGGCGGTCTCGGACTCAAGGGAGTTGGCGCGTTGCAGGGCACAGGAGCCGCCACAGCGATGGGCAGGCAGATCACGATTTCCGAGAAGGCGATGAAGCAGGCGATGACCGAGCTTGCTCCGAACACGCTGAAGAATTTCGGTATCAAGGCGATCAAGGACCCTTCCGCCTACATCGGCGCGTTGCAGGCCGGAGGGATGTCCTTCGGCTCCACCTACAATCAGGTTTTTGACAAGACCGGTGACGCCGAGGAGGCGTATCATCAGGCGGGAATGAAGGGATTGGCAGACGGAGCCGCCGCGTTCATCGCGACCGCCGCGTTCAACCGGATTGCTCCGGGTCTTGAAAAAGGCATGAGCGGTGTCGAGGGCGGGCTCAGCGGGTCAATTTTCAAGCATCTCAAGTTCAACAAGGCGATGAAGAGCGCTGTTTCTCAAGACGCTCAGAAGGCGGCTATCGAGACCCTTGAGGGATTGGCGGCGGAAGGTTCCGAGCTACGCAAGGCGCTGGCACCCGCGCTGCGCGAGACCATCAACCGCGCCGCCCGCGCCAACGGTCTGAAAGGCTACGGCCCTGCGGTTGGAATGGGTGCCGAGTTCATGGAGGAAACCTTCGACACCGCGCTGTCCGACGTGTTCCTCGCCGTGCTCGACGATTCCAAGACGTGGAAGGGCGAGGTTTGGGACAACATCGGTGACAAGTTCAGTGAGTATATGGCGGCGGGCGTGATGGGTGCGTTCGGTGGCGGGTTGGGTGAGAGTGGAGGGATGGTCGTTGAGACGGCTGGAGCCTTCCGCAAGAAGAACCGGGACACCCGCGTCCGTGAGATCAAGGAGTTTGCCGAGGTGATCTGGAAGGACATCAAGGAAAACAACAGTGATGCGTCTGCGGAGATGCTGGGGATCAAGGCGGCGTCCGGAGCTCCGGTGGTTTCGGTGGCCAACTACATGGCCGATGAATCCATCCCGGTGGAGAAGCGGGCCAAGGTGCTCTCACAGCACGCCGTGAGCGGCTTTGCCCGCCGTCTGGAGCCAAGTGCCACGACTCCCGTTGAACGCGCCCAGAAGGCGCAGGAGAAGGCAAGGAACACCCCTCCTGACCCCAAGACCGTCCATGCTCAGGAAATGACCGACCATTTGGGTCCGGCACCGAAGGACAAGGACGGAAACGACATGGAGTGGAACCCGGAGATGCGCGATCCGAAGCGCGACCTCACGCACAACTTCACGGTTGGCGGAGAGACGTTCACGATGAAGAGCGTCGCGGTCAAGGGAGAGACGTCGATGGGCGCGGTGCTGACCAACTCCAAGGGCGAGACCAAGGTGTTGTCTCCATCCGAGGCGACGGCACAACTCAAGGCGGCTGACCCGATCAGCCCGATGAAGGCTCTCGGTTCCGAGGCGAAAATCCGCAAGGGGATGCTCAAGAGCTTCGGCAATTTCGATTCTTCTCAAACCACCAACTATGCAAGACCGATCCAAAGCAGAACAGATACAAGAGCTGATCCAAAAGTCCCCACTCCCGGCGAAAAAGGTGTGGGAAATCCTTCAAGCGCCCAAGGAGGCGGCAATAGCCAAACTACAGGTGCTGGCACACCTCTCAAGACACCAAGCGCAGAGCCTGTGGCACCTGTCGTCAGTCCAGTCAAGCAAGCAGAGCTAGACGTCGAGGTGATGAGCGAGGACGAGCTTGCGGTTCATGCCACAACGCCAATTTCAGGAAGCATCAACCACCATCGCGGTGCGGCGGTGTCTCGCCTCAAGAAGGAAGGGAAGTGGGATGATGCGAACAACAAACCCCTCTTCAAAGCTGGACAAAAGATTTCATATGTCCGCTCCAGCGGTGAGGTCGTAGAAGGCACGTTCTCCGGTTACGACTCGGATGCCGCCAATGCGGTTATCGAGGTTGGAGGAAAGAAGATCAATGGCGCATCCGTCTCTAAGATCCGCGCCATCACGGATTTTAGCCCGGCTAAAGAAGCTCCCTCCGCCACTCCGGCGGTAGAAGACGAAAAACAAACACCACCAACCGATGAAGACCAAACCGAAACCGACGACGAAGCCCAAGCCGAAGACGAAGGGGATGTGCTGACCGAAGGAGCTTCCGAAGAAACAACTCCGGAAGCTCCAGCCGCCGTCAGGGACGTCCTTGGACGCAAGCCTCACCAGAAGGCGGCGATGGTGGACGAGGCGCTTCAGGAGCTGTGGGACGATGGCGTGGCGGTGGTTGTCGGGGATGACGAGACGTCCGCCCGCGAGGAGTACGGAATTCCCGCGAACCAGCGTGTCCTGTTGATCTCCGAGTCCGAGATCAAGAATGCAGCCGACGTCCGCAAGGCGGTTCGCAAGTTCAAAGAGAAGCCAACCAACGTCCTTGACGCCCAGCCAGACACGGCCAACGACAGGCCCGGTGAGGAGGACCCGTTGTTCCTCGATCCGTCCACGCCGAAGTTCTACGTCGACTTGTCAACAATGGACGTGGAGGACGAGTTTGGCGGGGTGTGGTCGAAGGACGACAAGAGCCAGATTTACTACAAGCCCGCCAAGGGCAAGACTCTCCCCATCGGGGTGAACGCGGTTGTGGAGATCGCAGGCGATCCTGACCACGTCCTTGTCCTCACTGAAGAGGCCGACGGCGTCTACTACTTCCGCCAGATCGACGTGAAGGTGATTGGCGACGCGATGCGGAAGAACGACACGGTCCTTCTCGGCAAGCTCAACTCCAACTGGAACCGCAACCGCCTCACGGAAGCGGGCAAGGCCATCGAGCCGATGCTCAAGGACCTGCTTGGGAAGGGACCGATTGATCCTGCGGCCTTCCGCAAGATGATCGAGAACGTGCTTCAGGTGGTGGCTCCCGGCAGCAACCCGGCGGCGATCAACTGGGGAGCAAAGATGGAGAAGGGGTTTTTCTTCAACGTCAAACGTGATGGAGACAAGCTGTCCATGGACTTGGACAAGGACGCGTTCGTCGCCAACCTCCGCAGCATCTTCAAGGGCTACGACTCCACCCGAGGAGAGCTTTACGATTCCTTCGTCTCCAACGAAGTCGCCCGTCAGATCGCGGCGTTCGTGGACGAGGAGCAAACCCACTTCGTGGCGATGCAGGAATTCACCGACGAGGAGATCATCAATTCGTTCTCCGACTTCGTGGAGCTGTCCGAAGACTTGGACAAGGGCGGCAACGTCAGGCAACGCTTCGTCAACGACGTGTTCCAACGGGTTGCCGCCCAACGGGTGAATGGCAAGAAGATCGAGGACTTCGACGACGCGGACAAGTATTTGGTCGCCTCGGAAACCCTCCGCGCTCTCAACCAGATCCTCACCAGCGGCGTCAGCACCGAACAACAAACCACCGACTCCAAGCGCCTGCTCATCGCCCTCAACGAGGACTTCTCGAACAATGAGACCAGCAACCCGTGGAAGACCGTGGTGGAGCTTCTCAAGCGCTACATGCAGAAGATCAAGCGGATGGCCCACCTCCGTTACATGATGGGCCAGCTTCCAACCTCGCTGAACCGGATGATCCGCCAGCAGGAGACGGCCTACGTCAAAGCCAACCTGCGCGGCGACGTCGACCAGATCAAGGAGAAGGGGCTGGAGGAGGCGGTGGAGCGATTCCAGCGGTCGCGGGAGATGACCAAGAAGGCCATCGGTTCGGTGGCGATGAAGCACAACGAGGTGATGGTGGAGATCCGCGACATCGCCGGGAAGCTCGGGATGTCTTTGGACGACATGATCGTGTTGGACTACAAGCAGGGAGCCATCCGTCTCCGGACGTCTGAAGACAAGGACGGTTTGGACGTTCGCGGGATGATCGGTCGCTACTACCCCGGCACCGACCTTGACGATCTGGACAAGGCTCTGGGTGATTTGAACGAGGAGGGTGCGTTGTCCTTGGTGCAACGGGACTTGGGTTACGCTTGGCAGCAACTGGAATGGGCTCGGGCCAACACCCCCAACTTCCTGTCGGTCTTGGAGGAAGGCTCGGAACCGGACAAGCTCAAGGTGTGGTCCCGGCTCGTGGCGTCGGCTCCGTTGATGGACAACGGCTCGCGCTTCATCAAGCAGAAGGAGGACGAGCTTGCCGCGATGGTCAACGCCGACCGCATCACCCTCCACAACGCCAACGTGGACATACTTCAAGCGTTGGAGCGACTAGATTTGCGTAACCTGAGAGACATCATCACTGCGAATAAGGTGGCGAATGAACTTGGGTTTGGTTTGACTATCAACGAAGATGTTTCAGATAATATTCCGGCTCGCCCCCGCATTACGGAAAGGCGGCAGATGCTCACTGTTGAATCGGTGAGGGCTGGATGGAGAATGGTTGAAGGCAAGTGGGTCAAGACGGGAAATCAATTCCTCAAGCCCGATCAAGGACCCCCGATGTTTGACGAGGTGGTTGTTGAGACCCAAGCAGCAAGTGAGGAGCTTCCTTCCTTGTCGAAGCAGGAATGGTTACGTGGTTTGCGCCGTCACGCCGCCGACATGGCGATGGACGATGACGCGTTGTTGGAAGGGAAGAGCCTGTTGCTTGGCAGCAACGCCTTGCTTCCAATCCAATCCATCCTCTTCCCAAACACAAAGCCAACCAACCTCGAAAACACCAAGCGCCTGAATCTTCAGGAGGATCTCGCCGCGTTCAAGCTGGCGGTAATGACCGAGGAACAACAGGAGCGGATTGGACGCGCCAACCTCACGGATGAGCAGCAGGAGTCTTTAGCCAAGCTAAACACGGCCAAGGAAATCGAAATGTATTTGTCGGGTGAGAGCCGTTCGGACGGCAGTCAGGCCCTGCTCAAGGCGCGTCGGTTGCGGGCTGAGGCGGCGATCAACAAGCCGTTCGCCGAGGAGGAGATGGTCAAGTTCAACGCCTACATGCAGGCGCTCGACCAATACAACGAGACCAACCGCCGGGTGGTGGACTTGGTCCTTGGTTCCGAGTCCTTGGACAGCACCAACTTCGGTCTTCGGTTCCAGAGCTTGGTCTACGCCAAGTTCGACGCCAGAGACGCCGAGGAGATGGAGGCCTACGTGAAGGCGAAGATGGACGGTCGCCCGTTGTTCTTTGACCCGGAACAGGGTCTTGACGACATCATGCCGACTTCCGATTCCGAATCATCCTACGGGGTCAACTACTATCCCGCGATCTTCCAAGTGTTGAACAAGGACGGAGCGGACCGTCTCCGTTACCATGTCGACCGCCCCGGCGTCCCGTTCATTCCGGAGATGGTTCCTTCCTCCGACGGCATGTCGATGGTCGAGAAGCCCTATGACAAGAGCAAGGTGTTCACGCTGGAGCGCAATGCCACGGCCAAAGACGTCCTCCTCAATCGCCACGTCGCCAGCAACATGGCCGCAATCGGGACGAATTACCAGATGCAGTGGCAAAAGATGTTGACCGAGATCGGAGTCAACGAGGAGCTGGCTCAACGCTACGAGGGAAGCTTTGGATTCAACACTCCACCCATCGAGAACGACGAGTTCAACGCCACCACCTACGAGGAGCTGGAGTCCATCCTTCCGAACATCCCTTATGGGAAATACTTCATTGACTTCCTCAACGGCAAGACCCGCTTGAAGAGCATGACGCGTCAGGCGTTTTTTGACAGCGCCGGTATTCCGGAGATGATCAAACACGATTCCGGGGAGACCGCCCGAGTCAATCAAGCTACCATTTCCTCAACCACGGAGTATGATGAAGAGACCTTTGCGGATTATTTCCAGAAGCTCCGCAACTGGGCGACCAAGCTTCAGGAGTCCACCGACCCCAAGAAGATCCTTGGGAATATCGGAGGAATGCAGACTTTGGCCGGACGACTGTCGTCACGGATTCATCAGCGTGCGACAGAGGCCCTCCAACTGATCAACGAGCAGGAAGCACGGTTCCTCAAGCTTCACTTCGACGTCGTCAGCTCCGGCTTGTCTGGCAAGGCGCTCGCTGAATCCATCAGCGCGATTTACAACTCTCAGAGCCATCAGGTGCTGGATGCGTCTGTCCGGTCACTTCGCAACGAGGCCCGTTGGGCGCGGGGTGCGGTGAAGCGGTTTGTCCGCAGTCGTCCGAACGTCACCCGCGAGGTCACCCAGACGAGCCGTGACGCCGGAATGGTGGCCTACTCCGACTTCTTCGAGCAGGCACGCAAGAGCCACATCGACTACCCGACGCTTCACAACGGATTGTGGAACATCAACTACTTCGCCAAGAGCAGGACTTCAGCGATCAGCGCCACTTTCGGCATCGACCTTTACGAGAAGTTCCGCCGTATCTCGTTCTCGAAAGAGGACGGTGAGTTGGTGGTGGGCGGTCCGAACTGGGTTTGGTCTGACGTCCCTGTGTTTGAACGGGACTCCAAGGGGGACGTGGTGTTTGAGGAGATGTTTGAGAAGAGGTCGGTTGGGAAGAACGGTCAGGAGTTCACCGAGCTGGTTTCGTCGTCTCATCCAGATTACCAAGCCGGGATGCCGGTGGCAGTCACTTACAGAACGGAAGCCGTCAACGGGGTTGAGACGCGACGCTTGGTTCCAGTGAGACAACCAAAGGTCCAGCTCGATTCCAACGGCGAGATGCTCGTGGTCCGCAAGCAGATCCACGTCGACATGGACCCGAGCGAGGCCATCGCCTACGCCATCGCCGACAAGGACAACTCCGGCAACTTCCCTCTCGCTTCCCAGATGGGGACGCAGGGCAGCACGGTGCAGGAGACCCGTGATGGACGCGCCAGCGAGGACTCAAGGCGGTCAAAAGCACAGAGAGCACAGGTGACCACCGACCTTCAGCGCCAGCTTCAGAATAAGCGTCTGACTGAAGCCGCCCTTTTAGTCGGGCTAAACTTGGATGGCGGACTTCTTTCTTCGAACGAGTCGGCTGCCGACGCTCCCCGTCAGTTCCTCCGCGATCTTGTCGCACTGGAGGACGATCCGAGAGGTTATGATGCTTTCATCCGGAAGGCTATTCGTGGCTTATTCGGCGTCACCAAGGAAAGCGAACTGTCTCCGTTGGTCGAAATGTATCACAACTACGCTTCCAGCCGTGGAGTCGAGGAAATCCAGCAGGAGGAAAGCTATGAGGATGATGAGGTGATTCCGAAAGAGGTTCTTCCAATCAAGCCGGTTCAGGGTAGTTTCGATATGTTCGGAGACGCCATCCATCAAGAGGCGCTGGCAAAGTGGGAGAAGGAAACTGCGCGGATCAACGCCCAGAACGCTCCCGGCGCAGCCACCACGCGCACCGTCACCAAAACACGGACGGTCACCCGCATGGGGGTTGTGCCATCGGACACACGGAAAAGCGTTGCCACTGAGATCAACCCGTTTGAATTGATGGAGTCGTTGATCGAGTTCAAGGCCAAGAGCGAGATGGAGATCATCGACCAAGCCCGCGTGGTGGAGGCGAACGGCAATGGCAACGATTCGAACAAGGAGTTGTTGACGGCCATCCGGACGGTGGTGGGATATGCGTTGTCCGCGACGAACGACAACGAGTCCGCGCAGGGGGCTGTTTTCGCCAAGGACTCCGAATCAATCAAGACGAGTTTCGCCGCGACAGCGTCCAAGATGGCAGAGCTCGGGATGGGTGATTTGTTCGCTCCGCGCAAGGGCAATGGCTTCGCCTCACAGGAGGAGTCGAACAAGATCGCGCTCATGCTCCAGTCGGAGAGCCGTGGCAACAAGGCCATCAACCTCCATCGGGGCAACGTCTTCGCCCAATACAATGAAACGGGCTTCGTCTCCGCCAACAAGGCCGTCAATCTTCTCACACAGAACATTCCGGGTGTCTTGGTCTACCGGGCGAGCAAGAGCGAAATCGACAAGAACCAAGCCTACTTTGGTTCACGGTTCCTTCCCGGTGTCGACGGCAACCCTCCGGTGCTTTACGCCGCCGAGGGTTCCAACTCCGCCGACAACGAGGCGATGGTGTCTCAGGCGCTTGCGTGGTGGGGGACACAGTCAGAGTCGGCTGCATTGGTCGCCCCCGTGCTTCAGGAAGCCGCTGAAAGGATTCGTGTGGCACTCAGTCCCATAACCCACATCGAGCGCTTCATGAGGGCTCACAAGGGCAATACGGATGCAGTGAGCAAAATGCTCGGTGACTATTCGATGTCGCTGCTTGAACAGAACCCCGAAAAACTGGCGGCGATGGACGAAGCGGCCAAGGAAACGGAAGTTGAAATCCTGTCTGGTCTCCTCCGTGAGCACTTCGCCACGATGGAGAATCTTGGAGCTCTGTCTCGTTCAGAAGGATTGATGAAAAACGGGACCCTTTCGACCGTCCGTGCTTTTGATAGGGATGACTTGTTTGACCGGATGGGTGAGAAAGGATTTGTCGAGTCGACCGATACACTTCAGTCAGCTTCTTTCGACGGGAAGACTGATCTCTCGGGTCTTAAAGGACAGCAGAACATCATCACCGACGCGATGCTGGTCGCTCAGGCCATGACCAATCCGAACATGAAGAAGCTTCTGGACCGCTTCCTTTTCGGAGACAACCTATTGAAATCAAGCGACTTGTCCAACGCCACCCTCAATGAAATCCTTCTGGCAAACAAGCAGATGGGCGAGGACGCGGTGGAGGAACAGGACCCATACGCCTTCGACAACGCGATGGAAACCAAGGCCACGCCTCAAACCGACGAGGATTCGGATCTGGCCGAAGAGCAGGCGGCTGACGATGTGGAGAAGAGCTGGATGGAGTCGGAGCTTGAGAAGTTCCTCGCCAGCCGCGTCGACTCCACCGAACGTCAGGAAGTCGAGTTGGACATCGAGCCGTCGAACGAGGACAAGGAGTTGCTTCGTTCCGTCGAGCCGTCGGTTTCCAGCATCCTCCAGTATCTCCGCAACAAGAACCACGACATCTCTGAGTATGGGGTGATGGACAAGCGGATGGAGGCGGTGTTGGAGGAGTTTCACCGTGGACGTGGTGGGTTTGAGGACCCGGCATGGAACGGAGAAAGCCTGCCAGCGAGCGACGCGATGATGATCAACCTCTTTGTCGACCTGATCGGTCTTGCCAAGGAGCATGAGTCGATGCGGTTTGACGCCAGAACCCAGATGGAGGGGATGGCTTCGAGACGGCCAACTCCGGGAACACAACTTCTCAGCGAGTCCACCAGTCCGCAGGCGCGTCCCGTCGTCAGACAGAACACCCCCAAGGGGCTTCGCCGGACACAGGAGAGCAGGCTTCCGGGCCGTGAGGGAGTCCCTGTTGTCACCGCATGGCACAACATGATGGAAGGACGGATCAACGGACGCACCGCGTCCACGCTTCACCACGAGAGCAACCGGTTCAAATCGTTCTCCGGCGGTCTTCTTTCCCGTGTCTCCGGTGTTGAGTCGGTGATCCGCAAGGAAGCCCAGCGTTCCATTGACCAAGGAACCCAAGCTTGGGTCGACAACGGCAAGGGGCAGGACAAGCTTGTCATCTACCCACGCGCCTTCGCCGACATGGCCTTGACGCCCGAAGTCTACGCCGAGATGAAAAATGTGTTTCCAATGCTGGAAGGCCATGAGGCAGAGGCCCGCCGCGAGCTTCAGGCGATGAAGGACCGGAAGGCGTTTATCGAAGACCGGATTGCGTTCAACCAATCGGAGGTCGACCGGATTGAAGCCGTGATGGCGGCGACGCCTGACTTGTTCAACTCGCAGTCAATCAACCTTATTGATGAGGCTCAACGTGAGATGATTCTCCAGCACGTGCTGTCGGAGGCTGACGCGATCTACCGTTCGAACCTTCCGGCCAAGCTCGCGCCCAACCGCAGCGGTTACCAGAAGCTGCTCAATCAAACCATCGGCGAGATCAGCACGTTCGGCAAGGAAGCTGCGGCAAAGACGTTGGTTCGGGAATTGAACGAGAAGTTCGACTCATTGGAAAACGATTCCAAGGTCCGTCCCAACCGCCAGAAGAACACCAGAGCCCTGCTCAACGAGATGCAGCTTTCGTCAAGTCTCAAGATGGAGATCGCGGAGCGTGGCAAGGTTTTGGATGCGTCGGAAATGAACAAGTTGCGTGTCGCTCGCCAGAATGTCGAACTGGCAAACAAGGAGTTGGCTGGTCTGGTCCGTATCGACCGCAATCCATTGAAGGGAGGGTTCTTCCAGCGTCTCGCCCACAGCTCGGTCACCCCGTGGTCGGCGGGTCGCCACGTCTTCATCTCCGGTGAGAAAGGACCGACCGGACGCACCGAATCGGTGAACGCCACCATCGTCCTCTACCCTGCCGGAACCACCCCCAACTTCGAGAACAAGATGGGGATTGAGGCGGGTCTTGCCCAGCTTGCAGCCAAGTGGAACGCCACGCCGGAAGGAGAGAAGGACCACGAGTTCTACATTATGAAAGAGGCTCTGACCAAGTCGCTCGGTCAATACGCCCGTCATGCCGACGAGCTCTACCGTGCGGTGAAGGGCGACCAAGCTTACTTCAACGACTATAACCCAGCGGCGATTATCCGTCAGGTGAGCGACACGCTCACGTTGCAGGAGAGGATCGCCGAGGCGCGTCTGACCGAGTTCAAGAACAACTTCGGGGGAGTGACCGGATCGGGTTCCCAACTGAGTCCTGACGCCATCGCCTTGCTGGCGGAGCCCGGAGTCCACAGCATCTATTCCACGAGCAACGTGGTCGAAGCGATGAAGGTGAGGGACGAGCTGGCCCAGCGTCAGACCGAGGCAGAGCGTGCCGCTCCAATGCTTGAGAAGATGGTTTCGCTTCAGAACGAAAAGACCCGTCTGGTGAAGCTGTCGGTTGATCCGAAGTTCCGGAGTGGTCTGAGAGGTAATCTTGAGGTTATCAACAACCAGATCAAAGCCATTGAGACCAAGCTCGCCGACAAGGAGTTGTTCAAGCATCCGATTGCCGGAAACCGGAACAAGATCAAGAGTCTTCAGGCTGATTTAGCCCGGCTAAACGCAGCCCGCCGAGTCTCCAAATACAAGGTGCCGTCCAACTTCGCCGCCCGCAAGGACATCATCGGCCATCTCATCAACAACGGTGAGTGGATCATGCTGGGTCAGATCAACGCCGAGCAGGACCTGAAGAACCGCTACCATTCCAACAGCGAGCTCACCCCTGCGGAGAAGACCGCCAAGCGCAAAGGCAAGAAGATCACGATGCGCGACGTCGTCCTCAACTCTCTTCCCGACACCGACGAACCAACGCCCCAACCCCAGACCAAGAACCGGATGGGCTTCACCCGTGAATGGAAAGACGGGACATGGACCCATGCGTTTGGTGGAGCGAGGTTCACCCCTTCTGGAACCACCCGTGAACAGGTGGCCAAGGAGTATTCCGGTCGTCACGCGGAGCTTTTGATCGCCCGAGCCAACGCCCGTCCGGGTGACAAGGTGGCTGGTTTCAAGCTGGCGGCGGACAAGAAGGTGGACGTTGAGCATGTTGACATGAAGAACGCGTTGAGTCAGTTGTCCCACATGGTGGAGGCGCTGGTCATTGGTTACGACAAGCTCTCGCCCAGCACGGAGACCAACCAACGCGGACTCAAGGAGGACATCGCAAAGTTCCTTGAGATGCTCGGTGACGACAGCATTGTTCAAAGCGACAACACCGCCCAGCAGGTCCGCCTGTTCGAATTGTTCGAGCGGATGAGCGCGAGGATCGAGGGGGAGGCCGCTTTGCAACAGCTGTTGACCGGGTTGTCCACCAACCTGAGCACCGCCGAACTGACGGCGATGAAGTATTTGAACCACCACGACTCTCGCGTCCGGATTCGTTACCGGAAAAACTACCTCGCCCAGCTTGAGGCGATGCGTCTCCACGGTATCCTCCAGAACGGTTTCGACATGAACTCGGGCCGCAACGGCTGGATTTCCCAGCTGGAAGCTGAGAAGAAGGTGATGGCCAAGAAGCATCTGGCGCTTGGGAACGACTCCTTGATGCAGTCGATTCCTTACATGATCGCCAGTTTGGAAGGATTGAAGAGAGTCAGGACCTACTCGGTCGCCGCCAACTTCTCGATGTGGTCGAACGACCTGAAGAAAGGGGTGAAGGACTTGTCCTTGTATCGCGACGCCCAGCTCGCAAGTCACAGCAAGGTGACGGACGGGGCCTTGAAAAAGGCGGCGGGTGGTGTGAAAGGGTTTTTCAACGACGACCACATCAACGTCATTCGCGACGAGAACATGGTGAAGGAGCTCTACTCCATCATTGAGGACATCGTTGACTCTCCGTTTGTCCCGAAAGGTGACAAGGAGGCCTATGCGGTGCAGCAGATCAACGAGGCCATCGAGAGGCTTTACGCGAAGTCGGAAGAGTCAGGAGTGATGGATGCCGCCAAGGACTACGCCGACTACATCGGTGACAAGTTCAAGGGCATGACCGACGCGGCTGAAATCATGATGATGGCGATGGGTCACGACCAGAAAGAGATTGAGGACATTAATCCGTCCGAGGCGTTCCTTGCGGGAAGACTGCATGGCCAAGCCCGTTTGATCTCGACTGTCCCATTGCGGTATGCTTACGCCACCGATCCGTCTGCGGAACGTCTCAGTCTGGAAGTGACGCCTTACAAGGCCGATCCTTTGCATGAGGTCGGGTTCCAAGAGATGTCATTGCTGGGTGGTCCGGGACGCACCGAGAAGCGTGACAAGAACAAGAAGACGTTGGTGTTCCGTCCTGTGAGTTTGAACGGGATTTCCGCGATTGAGGGAATGCTTGACGACACGCTCTACCGGTTGAACGTCACGCCAGTCTACAGTTCGTTGCGGAACATTGTCGGAAGCGTCCAGCAGGCGGGTCCAAACCAAGCCGAGATCGTCAATTCACTGATTCTTGGGGAGGACGAGCAGAATGCGGACAAGCGTTTGCAACGGGTGGCGCTGGCGGGCATCGCTTCCGAGTTCGACAATGAAATCGCCAACGACATGCAGCACGGGGTGACCGACACGGCGTTTTCCGAAAGCATTCAGTTCCTGTCGTCGATGTATATCTTCAAGGCGCTGGCTTCGTTCCAACAATGGTGGAACCAGTCGGCTCCTTCGCTTCTGGGTTACGGCGCGAAAAAGCTGCTTTCAGGGAAATGGAACGAGGCGGGGATGATGTTCGAGGCGATGGGCCAGATCGTCACTTCCAAGTCGTTCGACAAGAACGAGCCCGGCGACTACAACCACGACGCCAAGGAGTTTATGCTGCGGGTTGCTCCGTGGTCGAGTTTCCGTGGTGCGGACGGAATGGACCAAGTGAAGACCAATCTGCGCAACCAGACCCGTCACGGTGTGGGTAATGTGAAGAAGTATTCCGGCAAGGCGGCGAAGGTCACTCAGGAGTGGCAGGAAAAGGCTTTGGATTTGACCATCGCCAAGCCGGAACGCTGGTTGTCACGCGCCATCTTCCTCACCGAGTTGATGGCCGAGCTCCAATGGATGAAGTCAAGGGGTCTGATTGACGGGGAGGTGCCAAGCTCCATCACAGAGATGATCAAGGCGGAGAACAAGGGACGTTTCGACATCCCGCAGGAAGCGGTGGAAGCCGCTCAAACAAAGCTTAATGACCACATGGGGGTTTCGGACAAGGCGAAGAAGTCGTTCTTCTTCCAGAACAAGACCAGCTCTCCGACATGGAACGCGTTGATGCGCTCGATTGTCCGGTTTTCGAACCATCAGGCGTCCACCGCCAGTAACATGAGTGCTATGGCCCCCACGTTATGGCAGGCCGAACGTCACGAGATAGGAACGCTCAACGAAGCGGGTGAGGACATTGGCGGACAAATGACCGACGGCGGAAAGCGTGCCCACCAGAACGCGGTGGAGAACCTTGTCGGGACGATGGTGCAAAACTCGTTGTTCCACGCTCTGAAGATCCGAAACCTCGTTCCAATCCTGTTGTCGGTCGGCTACATGCTTGGCGGAGACGACGAGGACGAGGCGATGGCCAAGGCTCAGGAGAAGGCAGACAGCCTGTTCAATACGGAAGGAGAGGACAACGCGGTTCTCGGAGGGATCAAGGCGATGACCATCGGCAAACCCGGACAGTTCTTCCAAGACTGGAAGGACCCGGACGCGGCGGCGGCTTCGGCTTACGCCGGGTTGGCCAGCTCGATGTTGAGCGAGGTATTGCCGGTGGCTCCGGTGGCTGGCGCGGTGCTCGGGTTGTTCCCGGTGGCAAGCGCCTTCAAGAACAGCATCACCAACAGTGTGGTGCAGGAGGCCACGGCCAAGCTCACCGGACTGGAATCGGCGGAGAACAAGTGGGACAAGGACGCGGTAAACGTGTGGGAGATGGAGAGCAGCGGACTCAAGACGGCAATGCAGCTCACCGCTCCGACCGGGGTGCTATACGACTTGGTTGCCGGAATGAATTTGGCTTACGACGCGAACGAGACGGGCGAGGTTAGCGCCTTCGACATCTCGCTCTATCTCGCACAGGAAATTCTATTCTCCACCCGTGAGGGAAGACAGTCCTCCAAGAAGGTGCTTCAGGAAGCGGTGTGGGCGAACGAGCCCTAGTCCTCATCGTCCTCGAAGTATTCCTGCTTGATCCCGTGGAGGATCAGGCTGAGCGCCCCCACGACGAACGAGTAGGACAGGTCGAACTCGGTGGCGAGCTGGTCGATGCGTCTCTCGATCTCACGGGTGAAGGCCGCTTCCTGTAGTTCTTTCTTCATGTTTAGTCAGGCTAAAGGTTAAATTTGGTAATCGTGTCGTTCGGGAGCCTCGCGCTTGTAGATGGCCTTCCCTTGTTCATACAGGGCGGTGCGGAAGGCGGCGTCCTTGGTTGTCTTGTTGAACCACCATCCTCTTAGGGATTTGATGTGGTTGACCGCCGCCAGCACGTCTTCGTCCGAGACGGTGTGACGGTTGCACGGCCAGCGCCAGTCGTTGCGTTGGTAGCAGTGGCAGACGTGGCGGAGAATGGTGCGTCTCAGTTCCTCCATCGCAATAGGGGCTCCAATCCACTGGTCGATCCGGGCGTCAGCTTCGTTCTGACGGTCTTCGTTGTAGAGCATGGCTAGCGGTGGAAGGAGGACGAGAGGTGCCACATCGAGCAGTCGGGGCAGAGATACTGCCTGACAGCGCCTGTCCCCGAGCCCTTGTTCATGCGGTTGGTGGCGGCTTGGCGGGCGGTGCTTTGTGAGGGGAAGGAATGTTTGCCGGAGGCGGGGCAGATGATTCGTTCTGGGAGCACTTCCCGTGGCACCGAGTCGCGAGCCTCCTCGAAGGTGGGGACTTCCTCGTGGGGGTCGCAGCCGAGCAGTTCGAGCAGGCGCTTGTTCTTGCGTTGCTTGGGGCGGTTCACGACAGGCGGGTGATGAGGTCTTTGGCGGCGAGGATGTTGGTCTGGATGCGGGCGACGTGCTCGGGTTGTGGTCCCTTGGCTCCCTTGGTCAGGCGGGCAATCTTGTAGAGGTGGTTGATGCCGTTGATGAGGCGGTGGACGATCAGGGCGTCGCCTGTGGGCTCGTTGGGGGGTGGTGTGGGACTTGGTGCCACGGGAGGCGTTACGACGCGTCCTACGGGTGCAGGGACGGGCAAGGACGGCCTCTCCACGGGGACAGGCTGCGGCTTCGGCTCGTCAGGGGGCATGATGATAGCTTCCGGCTCTGGATACGGCTCATCATCGTCCAACGACGAGAACGCTGGCTCCTCTTTGCCCCATCCACCACCGTCATTGTTCGGGGCGTAGGGGTTGTAGTCGTCCTCGTCGAACACTTCCATCTCGTGGGGACTGGAGGTGGTCATCGGCTCCACGGCCTCGATGATGGAGTCCATCACGTCGGCCATCACTTTGGCGGCTTTCTTCGCGGCCTTCTTGGCGGCGGGTTTCTTCTTGGCGGTCTTCTTGGCACTCATGGTTGTTGGTCGGTTTCTTCGAGTTGGATGATTGGATTGCTCAGGGAGTTGGCCATCTTGAGCCACGCGTCCCCGAGCTCAAGACGGAATGTCTCAAGGTTGTGCTTCGCGTGTTCGCCGGTCTGCTTCTCAAGATGGTGCAGCAGGCGGATGCCGTGGGTGAGGAACTTGTTGATTTCCTTGATGTCGGGATGGTGGATGATCATGGTTGTTGGGTGGGTGGGAACCAGTTGTCACGCCTGATGTCCATCACGTCTTCCGACAGTTGGCGCAGGCGTCTGCTGATCTGGTCCTTGGTGCAGCGGCACCCTCCGTTGGGAGCCATGCCGGTAGGCGGGTTGATGATGCAGTGGTTCATCCTACAGCCACGGGTCAGCTGGGCCTGTAGGTCATACAGTTCGGTGATGAGATCGTCTCGGTTCATGGTGGTTTAGTCAGGCTAAAGGGTGCTCCAGCAGTATTTACGCCGTGGAGCAGAGCGGGAGACACTTACACGTAGTCTCCTTGCCTTCCGGAGTTTCGAACCTCCTTCGGGTCATTCGTCCGGTTGTCCGGATCAAGTCCGGCTTTACGTCCGTGAGGGGATTGCGCCGCCGCGTGAGTGATCAGGTTTAGGGTCATGATCCTGCCGACGAGCAGTTGCCCCACGCGCTTTTCGACCACTACTGCCTCGTCGGGAATTCCCAATCCGGGGTTGCGAGCTACTTCGGCTTGCACAGGCACGGCGCAAAATTGGTTAAAGTTGTTTGACAAACGCTCCGTTAATCATGGAGCCCTTGCGGTCGCGGATTTCTTCGTAGGCGGCGACAAGGCAGGTCTCGAACCTCACCCCTGCCAGCTCCGACAACAAAATCAACACCACCGTCATGTCACCGATGGCGTCGATGAGCTCGTGCTGGTCCTCGCGGGCGATGGCGTCCTCCAGCTCCAAGAACTCCTCGCGGAGCTTCTCGAACTGGGTGTGGACCGTCGCCTTGGCGTTGGGGCCGGTGATGTTGCGGTCCTGCCCCCACTGGCGGACCTGCGAGACCAGCGCGGACGTCCCTCCGAGGTTGGCCACCTTGAGGAAGGTGATGGCGTTGTTGAGCTTGCGGAGCTTGGCCGCGCATTCGTCGGACGGAACCTCACCGAGCGCGGTGTAATCACGGAGACAGTAGCTGGATTCTTTTTCGAGGAGTTGGATGGCGTGTTGGAATGGCATGGTTACAGGTGTTTGAGGAGAGAGGTTCCGAGCATGGCCTTGAGCACGGCCCGGATGTTGCGGAGGTCTTGGGACGACAGCTCGCCGCACTTCAGGCGGTATTCGTCGTCCGACATGAGCAGCCAGTTCCAGACGACTGTTTTGTGTTTGTATTCGTCGCGCTGCTTTTCGTTCCGGTCGGAGTCGCGGTAGTCCCAATAGCGTGTCGTGGCGAGGGCGAGGGCTTGCGCGTTGCGTTCGGCCCCCTTGTTGGCGGCGCGGAGGTGCTTGCGGGCTTCGTGCCACTTAGCTCGTGTTTTCATCAGCTCGTCGTGAAGCTGGTCGGCCCGGATGCGCTCGTTGCGGGCGATTGACTGATTCATTTCAAAATTAAACTGGTCGGTGGTTTTAGCTATCGGGTCGGACAGGGCGTCGCGCTGGATCTCAGCGACAAGTTCTTGGAAATCACCCCAAGTGATGACCTTTTCACCATGTTTCATCATTTCATGATACCAGTTTTCAGGAGATTTCATAAGGATGTGGGGTATCTGCGGATGAGGGTTGCGATGGCTTGGTCAATCGACCAGTCTTCCGGTGTGTAAACTTTCACGTTGCCCGGCAGTCGGTGGGCGAAGTAGTAGGCTCGGTGGTAGCCGTAGTCGCTGATCGTCGTTTCATCAGGCGGATCGACATAGGTGACGGTGCGGTAAGGAGCGACGGCAACCGTGTGGTAGGGGGCTTCGTGGGTTTCGAAATGCTGGCCGTCAACCGGCCCGCCGATAAAGAGGTGTTTCATGTAGTGGGGTGGGTTTTGAGTTGGAGTGGGTTGAATCGAAGGTCGTGGAGGAGCTGCTTTAACTCTACCTGCATCAATTCATGTTTCACTTTGGCGGCAGCCAGTGCCTGTTCCATCGCGTCCACGTCATCGGAGGTTTGACGGAGCGGGATGTAGCGTCTCCCGATCTTTCCGTAGAGGGGTCCTTCGTATTTCATCACATCCAAGGTTTAAGTTCTTTGAGCGACTCTTCCGCGTTGAAGCGGGCTTGCAGGAAGTCGAAGGCGTAGCGGGTGGTGATCTGGACGGCGTCCGGACATTCGCGGAGCGCCTCCTCGTAGCGCCGTCCGACGGTGCGCATGTCGAACCCCTCGTTCTGGTAATGGAAGAAGGCTATGACGGTGCAGAACTCGCCGCCCTCGTCACGGGAGTGCCAGCGCAGCAGCTCATATTTCTTGTTGGTGTCGGACCAGCGGAACTCAAGGTGGCTGACTCGCAGGCTGATGGATTCGTGGTTCATGGTTTAGTCAGGCTAAAGGCTTTCAGGATGTCAATGGAATACATGGCAGGAAACCGTTGTCTTACCACCAGCTCAGTTGCTGCGGCAAGGGTGAGGATTTTGGAGTTGCGACCGGACAATAAGAGACCGACGGCTTCGGCGTCCTTGGGGTGGGCGTGGGTCCATTGGTGGCACGGAGAGCATGTTTGAACCGTAAATAGGAAGGCGGCTTTGCGTCTGCCTGCCGGGTGGTGGCGTTCAAGCTGATCTTTAGGGAGCGATAGCCCGCATCTCGGGCATTGAGGATGAGACGGTATAGCCTCGTAGCACGCCCTGTAGGCCACGGAGAGGGCTTTCCGTGACTCACTGACCGTCGGCAGCCTGCGGCGCTTCCTTGGTGCCTCGTGGCGCTCATAGGTAAGCTCTGGCTCCGTCCGGGTTGTGGCGGTCGGGCTCGTATCCATTATTGACCTCTGGATGCTCTTGTTCAAACCGGGCGATTTCTTGATGGATGGAACTGTTCGCCCAGCTTTCTTCGGAGTGGTCTTGTCCAGCAAACTCTTCGGCTTCCGCACAGGCTTCGGGTGACACGCCTCCGTTGATGGCGGCGAGTCCGTTGACGGGTCCATACATCTCTGCAAATCCATCAATTCCTTTAGCCAAGACCTTGGCTTTGGTTTCTTGGATGGTTTGCTCTTCATTGAGGAATACGTTGAGGGCATTGGCTGCGATTTGCATGATGATTTCAAGCTCTTCTTCCTCGTTACCCTTGTCTGGGGTGGACTGAGCGACACGCGCCACGGTCAGCGCGATGGCTTCGGTGATGGTCTTGTAGTCGGGGTTGGCGTGGAAGATCGGGCCGAGGGCTGCGGTGATGGCTTCCGCCATTGCGTGTGTCTTTGATTTCATAATTTGTTTGGATCAAGTTTCATGGAGTCGATAAAGGATTGGAGTTGTTCGGAGCGGTTCACCCGAGCCGACTCGTTGCACAAGTGGAGGCAACGGGCGTATCCGGCGATGTCCACCGCGTTGTCCCTTTTCCTTTGGTGGGTCTCGCGGGACAGCTTCAGGCAGATGAGGAATAGCGCCACGTCACGCGCCTCGAACTCGACGCCTTTCAGCGCGGTCCACATCTTGGCGGTGCGGGCGAAGTCCTTGTTCGGAGGGCCGTATTGGTTTTGCCGGTCGCCGCTGGTGATGCGGAGGGCTTCTTGCAGGACGTCTTCTTGTTCGGTCATTTGGATTGCGCGGTTTCGATGATCTTGTTGTGGAGCGACTTGTAAACCTTCATCGCCACGAGGTGTCGGCGGGCGAGGTCTTCTCCCACCACCTTCCCTAGCTTTAGAGTCAGGCAGTCGGGGCATTCCTGCCCGCCCCGAGCCCCTTCACCGCAGCCGTTGCGGCAGGCGCTGAAGGTGGTGTCCCCGTTCGGGAACTGATATTGCAGGTCGCTGAGGACCCGACGGACGTGGTCGATGGTTTTCATTTGGAATCAGGAGTGACCCATGGTTGTTCGGAGAACATCGGCGACGGTTTGCCGATTCGGTTCATGAAGCGCATCGTCGGCTTGTGGAAGTAGAACGACGCCATCGGCAGGTTGCCGGTCGCCCGTTGTTTCCTGACCACAATCTTGCCGCACGGAGTGGACGCCCAAAACTGGTCGATCTCCGACTGCTCCGACCCTTGGTCCTCCATCTCCGCGATCTTCTCCGCCTTTGGCATGTCGCGCCAGATGGCGATGACGTTGTTCGGGATGTCTCCCCATTCCGACGCGCCACGGATCTCCGCCATGCCCGGAACCTTGCCGGTGTTTTCCGGGGGTTTGCGCGGGTGGGCGACGACGTGGACGTGGACCGGGTATTCAGCCACGAAGACACGCACCAAGTCGGCGGCTTCGGCCTGCGCGGTGTTGTCGCCACGGTCGATGTCCATGGTCATGACGTTGTCGATGACGAAGGTGTCGATGCCATAGCGCTTGTGCGCGTGGATGAAGGTTTGAATGAGGTGCTTCGGGTCGGCCCGCTTCCGCGCCTTATACATGAACACGTTCTTCGCCATGTAGGCGTAGGCCGGGTCGAACTCCTCGTGGAACGGAAGGTTGGGATAGGCGGTGAAGTTGAGGAGGATTTGGGACAGGGTCATTTCCGGCGGCTGCTCGAACGAGGCGACACACGTCACCTTCCCTTGGCTCATCAACGAAGCCACTTGGTTCTGAACGGCTTGTGACTTTCCATGAGACGAGAACCCGAACCACAGCGTCATTTCGTGCTTGCGGAACGTCAGGTCGAAATTTGGCAGGAAGAACGCGTCGCCGTCCGACAGGTGTTCGCCCTTCATGTAGGATCTCACCGTCTCCTTCATCGACTCCGGATCGGCGATCTCCGCCATCGGCTCACGCGTGGTGCTCTCGATGCACTTGAGGATTTCGGCCCCGCGTCCGGCGCGGAGCATGTCGTTCGCGTCCTTGAGGGGAAGGCGGACGGTCAGGCAGCGTTCGGTCCCGAGACGGGCGGACGCCTCCTTGGCTCCCTTCTTGCCGGGCTCGTCGTTGTCGAACAACAGCACGATCTCGTCGAAGTGGGACAGGTATTGGTAGTCCTCCGTAATCCAGTTCATGTTGGACGCGCCCATCGGGATGGACACGGCTGGAATGCCAGCTTGCCAACACGCCATCGCGTCCCACTCGCCCTCGCAGATGACGAGCCGTTGCAGCCCGGTCTCAGGGTCGCAGACGTCCTTGCCGAAGATCGAGATGACGGGCTCGGCGCTCACCCACGTGTCCTTCTTGCCGTCCGTTTTGAGCTTGTGGCCCCAGTGCTTGGTCATTCCCAAGTTGCCGAAGGCGTCGTAGTAGGGGAAAAGGACGCCGTCGCGGACGTCGGACGCCACCCCGTATTTGCGCAGGGTGTCTTCGGTGATGCCGCGAGCCTTGGCATATTCAATGGACTTGGCGGAAAGCTCCTTCATCGTGCGGGCCAGCGCCTCCGGGTCTTTGGCTTGGCTTATGGTGCCGAAGCTCTGGATGGGAGGGACGTTGCAGAACTTGGCCAGCCACGCGATACCTTCCTTGAGGGTGATGCCTTTCACTTGGGACACCAGCCGCCAAGGACCGCCCTTGATCGACGGGTCGGAGAAATCGAGGTAGTAGCCGGGGTTGTTGGCGCGGGTGCTCACCATCATCCGGCGGCCCTTGCTGCCGTCGATGCCGCCGATCATGTAACAACTGCTTTCCCGTTTTGCTTCGGGGAACAGGTTGAGGACGAATTCGTCGATGCGTCCTGCAAGGGCGTCACGGATGGCAGTTAAGTCGTAAAAATTCTGATCTTTTGTTTTGTTATCCATGGTTTGAAAATTCTTTGTGAAGTAATTCTGATCTTACTCTATAAGCCGATGCCGCTTCTTCTGGTGTCTTGAATATTCCAATATATTCGAAAACCCCGTTTGCCGTTATTGTAGCGGCCCACCTGTTTCCGCATGAATGTTTATACACGCCTTTAAATCCTGATTTGTTGTTTGATCCTTTTCCGCGATTGGCCATATTGTTAAATCGGGTTGCGAGCCTTAAGTTTGAGATCCTATTGTCGTTTGTGATTCCGTTTATGTGATCTAAGTGACCATCTGGAAACTCCCCATAAGTTAGCAGCCATGCTATTCTATGAGCTTTGAATCTCGATCTTTTAAAATGAATCAACAAATAGCCTTTTTTGTCAGGACTCCCTGCAACATCACCAATATGAACCCTATTGCTTGGACGGGTGAGTCTGACTATTTCTCCTGTTTCTGGATTATAAGAAAATGATTTATTTATAAGGTCAAAGAATTGCTGGTCGCGTTGGTTCATGTGTGGGTGGTTGTTGGGTGAGTGTTTGGGTGAGGGCGTTGAGTCTTATAAGGGCAGTTTCTTTTGTGAGGCAAGTCCATCCATGGTTCCCCCACTCATTGTCGCTCGGCGGCCTTTCATGGGCTTCCCATGAAATTGGAATGTCCGTGTTTGTTTTCGGATCATGGACGATCCTTGAGCCTTCTGTGGTGACTCTGAGGTGAATCACTTCCCAGTTGGTGTTGTCCTTATCGGGCTTGTTGCCTGCGAAAATGGCGTAGTCGCCGCGTCGTTCAACCAGCTTGAAGTGGTATTGGTTCTTGATGTATTCGAGAAGTGGTTTCATAGGTTTAGTCAGGCTAAAGTTGAGAACATGAAGCTGCACGGAACGCTTAGGCGTCCGTGAGCTGGTTGTTCAGTGGTCTTCCATTTCTTCGAACACCTGTCGGTTCACCTCGTCGAAGACGTCGTGCATCGTCGGGTCTCCGGTGATGTTGGCGTGCATGGCGAACACCTTGCCGAACAGGTTGTAGCCGTTCATCGTCGCTTTCGGCATCTCGTCGATGAACGCTTTCACCACCTTGTCGGTTTCCAACTGCGCGTCGTTTTCTGACATTTTCAGCTGGTTCGACACTTTTTTCTGCATGGCGGGGTCTTTCAGTAGGGCGATGCTGATGTCCTTCTGGATGGTTCCCGTCACCTCGTTGACGGCTTTGAAGAATTTGACGAGTCCGGATAGGTCGCGCTCGGGGGGGATGAGGGGTTCGATCATGACTTGAGGGTGCTGCGCTTGGCGATGGGGAGGATTTGGTTGCCGACCTGTGCGGTCCACTCCTTGGTGTTCAAAACAATCTTGCCTTCAGGCGGGTCACCGGCCAGTCCGTTCACCCGCGTCCACTCGCCTTCCTCGTAAACGATGTAAGTCACCTTGGCCTCCTTGTAGGCGGCGATCAGGTCGAGCGCCTGCTTTTGGCTGCGGATGTTGCGGATGGTGGTGTCGTCCTCCATGGTCTTGGCGATGGAGCACAGCGCCCGGATTGACTTCGGCCCCACCTTGTAGGTTTCGGCCTTGTGCAGGATGAGCTTTTTGTGGGCGTCGGGGATTTTGGCGTAGTGCGCCTCCTTGTGCGACGAGAACGACAGCTTGTAGCGCTTCAGCTTGAACGCGTTGAACACGCCGACGGCGGTGACCACCGTGTTGTATGCCTTGGTGGTGGAGTCGCACACTTGGGAAACGGAGAAGTTCTCGCCGTGGAAGTCTTCCAAGGAGGAGATGATCGAACCGAGCATCCACGAGCTCTTGTCGTCCACCACTGTTCCGAGGTCCTTCAGCTTGAGGACGTTGGCGACAACGACCAGCGAGTGTTGGAGAGTCGGCGGCTTGTCCGGGTTGATCCGGCAGCACCCGTCGTCGGAGATGATGAAGCAGCCGTCTGAATCGGAGAACGCAGCCATCAGCCCGTGGGCCGCGTGTTCGACAATCTCGTCGCGCTCGGTGGTTTCCTCCGGGGCAAACTCGTTGTTTATGTCGACGAAATTGGTTTCGTGAACATCGCTGGAATCCTTTGTCTGCGGGGAATTCACATGCTGGGAGTGGATGGATTCACGTTCCCATTCGGTTGGTTCGTCTTTGGCGTCGTAGACAATCTCTACAGGTGGCTCTGCAAGGGCCTCCACTGGCTCCTGTGGCGCGTCTTGAGTGGCTTCCGGGGACTCTGTGCCCAAAGCCATTGCCAAGGCCCTTACGCGCTCTCTGGTGGGGCCGGAAAACGCCATGATTGGCACCTCTCCGGTCTTCTCCAGCGCCTCGACACAGCGGAACACCACTTCATAAGGGATTTTGAACTTCTCGGCGAGGGCGGGGTAGTCGGATTGGTCGACGGGGGCTTCGTTGTAATAGACGGTGTGTGATGTCATAAGAGTGTTTAGTCAGGCTAAAGGGTGAGCAGGTGTCAAGGAGTTTGTCCGGTGGCTTTGGCAATGGCGGCACGGGCGTTGTCCCACATTGCCCGGTCGTAGCTGTCGGCTTCCCGTGGTTCTTGTGGCAATAGCATTTGCAATGCTTCCAGCAAATCAGGCGCGGC